GGCACGCGAGCTATACCCGAGCGCGCCGCTTACGCTCGCCAAGCACCACAACCGGGCTGAGAGCCTGCTTATCGCCCGCTGGGCGCAAAGGACGATGACGTGATGGATCAGGAAAGCGCATCCGCTCTCACGCTTCTATGGCGCGCGCTCGTGCAGTGCATCAAGATCGTCGGCCTCGCGTGGGTCGCGATGTGGTTTATTTGGGCGCTCGTGGCTGTGTTCATCGCCGCTACGATCGTCGTGACGATGCCTGCCGCAGTGATTCTGCGTGGGTGGAAATGGTGGACGAATCGTGGCTAAGCGCGGCGCTGTGACGACCTACACCGAAGAACTCGCGACCGAGATTTGCGAACGGCTCTCGGAGGGTGAGCCCCTGCGCAAAATCTGCCGCAGCGCACACATGCCGGCGTGGAGAACTGTCTACGATTGGATGAAATGGCATGCCGAGTTCGCCGCACGCATCGCGCGCGCGCGGGACACAGGATTCGATGCAATCGCCGAGGAAACGCTTGCCATCGTCGACGCAAAGCCAAAGACACACAACACCGAGTTCGGGCCGAAGGTTGATCCCGCTCATGTGCAGTGGCAAAAGAACCGCGCCGAGCAGCGCATGAAGCTGCTAGCGAAGTGGTCACCGAAGAAGTACGGCGAGAAGATTCAACAAGAGCACAGCGGCACGCTTACGCTCGGCCAGCTCGTAGAAGCAGCACAGGGGAAACGCGATGAGCCAAGCGGCGATTGAAAAGATCGCGCGCTGGCGCAAGAGCATTGCAGCCTTCGCGTTCGATAACTTCGGGTTTGAGCCTGACCCGTGGCAGCAGGACGTGTTTGCTGCGTGGGACAGGGGCGATCAGCAGATTGCCATGCAGGCGTGCAAGGGCCCGGGTAAGACCGCGCTGCTCGGCGTGCTCACATGGCATTTCCTTGCTACTCGCCCGCATCCGAAGATCGCGGCCACGTCCGTGTCAGGTGCGAACCTCGCCGACGGCTTATGGACCGAGCTATCGAAGTGGCAGCAGCGCAGCGAGTTCCTGACGGCTGCCTTTGAGTGGCAAAAGACGCGCGTCATTGCGCGTGACCATCCGACCACATGGTGGGCCTCCGCCCGCACCTGGAGCCAGTCAGCATCGCCCGAGAAGCAGGCCGACACCCTCGCCGGCCTTCACGCGGACTACATCCTCTTCGTGCTCGACGAGACAGGAGCGATGCCCGACGCGGTAATGGTGGCAGCGGAAGCCGCGCTCTCGTCCGGTATCGAATGTCGCATCGTGCAGGCTGGCAACCCTACGCAGTGCGAGGGGCCGCTCTGGCGTGCGTGCAACAAGGATCGGCATCGCTGGACCGTCATCAACGTCACGGGCGACCCGGACGACCCCAAGCGCAGCCCGCGTATCGACAAGCGCTGGGCACAGCAACAGATCGACTCGTACGGGCGCGACAACCCGTGGGTGATGGCCAACGTGTTCGGCAAGTTCCCGCCGAGTTCGCCCCTCTCGTTCATTCCGATGGCGTTGGTGGAAGCTGCGGCGATCCGCGAGGCATCGAGCAACATCACGGACGCGCTTGTGCTCGGTGCTGATGTGGCGCGCTTTGGCGATGACGAGCAGGTGCTCTGCCCACGCAAGGGCCGCGACGCACGCACGCTTGAATGGGGGTTCTTCCGCAACCTGGACACGATGCAATACGCCTCGCGCATCATCGAGCGGCGCAATGAGACGCGAGCCGATGCGATCTTTGTCGACGGCGGTGGCGTAGGCGGGGGCGTAATCGATCGCATCCGTCAGTTGCGCTACGACTGCCACGACATTCAATTCGGCGCCAAGGCTGACCGCTCGACGATGCCAGGCGTGGAAGCCATCCGTTACGCCAACAAGGTCGCGGAAATGTGGGGAAGCATGCGCGAGTGGCTCAAGACCGGCTGCATCCCTGAAGACCCCTCATTGCACGCGCAGCTCACGAATCGGCGCTATGCCTACGTGACAGTGGCTGGGCGCGATTCGATTGCGCTCGAACCCAAGGACGAAATGAAAAAGCGCGGCCTGAGTAGCCCTGACCGTGCCGATGCGCTCGCGCTTACCTTTGCCTACCCGGTGATGCCCACGCGTCACGCGGGCGGTGTTCCGGGCGATCTGCGCAGGGCTGCGGTTGTCAGTGATTACGATCCTTTTAACGAGTGAAGGCTGACATGCCCCTAATCACCGCCGCCGACATCCTCGTTCTGCGTCACCGCGTGTGCTGGGTGGACGTGCTGGCGGACCTGCGCGCCGCCGGCATATCTGGCTATCGGCTCTCCGAAATCATGCTCATCAGCCGCTCGACGGTGCAAGGCTGGGAGGCCGGTAGCGAACCATCGCACAGTTACGGCACTGCCATCCTCGAAGTCCACACGCGCTTTTGCGGCGCGGAACGTACGAAGACGCGTATTACCGAATCAGTAATCATTGCCTAGTATCCGTTGCCAATTACCTACGGTTGATCGATAGGAGTTGGCAATGGGTTTCGGTGGCGGCGGTCCTTCTGTTCCTGCAATCCCAGCGGCACCCCCGCCGCCTCCCATGGCTCAGCAGCCAGCCGAATCCTCGGCGGCTCAGCAAGCCGAGCAGCAAGCCCAGGCTAAGGCCGGCGCTGCCTCCACCATCCAAACCGGTCCGAACGGCGTCACCAAGCGCGCCACGCTCGGCACGCCTTCCCTCATTGGAGACTGACGCCCATGGGCTCGAAAGACATGCTTGCCGATTACGTGCGTTTGAAGGGTCGCGGCCACGAACTCGTCGACGCCGAAAGGACGTTGAGCCAGGGGCGCGAATTGATCCTGGCTGCGATGGTCGACGAGATCAACAAGCTCGAAGCGCGCCTCGAAGCACTCGAATCCGCCGCGACTCACGGCGCGGCCGATGCCCAGCCGGAGGTGGCTAACGCCGGCAGTGGTGCAGCACCTGTCGACCCTGCGGTGAATCAGGCCAGCGACAGTGCGACCCAGCCTCCTGTTGCAGCGGGCACCACACCCGAACAAGCGCCTGCTCCGCAAGCGCCCGCACAGCCGCAGGCGTAACGCATGGCCACCGCTCGCTCGCGCCCCGACGCACAGAAGCTACTGCCCGGAGAGCCGCCTCCGGTGCAGATGGCTGCGTCCGATCGCGGGCACGGCGAGAGCGCGAACGCCGAAGTGCAGAAGCTGCGCAAGCATTGGGACGATTATTTGGTTGGTCTCAGAGCCGACCGGTATTCATTTTGGACGCACTGGCAGCAGCTTGCCGACTACATCCTGCCGCGCCGCTATCGCTGGCTCGTAACGCCGAATCAGATGAATCGCGGCAGCCCCATGAATCAACGCATCATCGATTCGACGGGCACGATCAGCGCGCGCGTTCTCGCGGCCGGCATGATGGCAGGCATCACGAGCCCGGGCCGTCCGTGGTTCCGGCTCAAGATTCACGGCGACGACGAGCTATCCGAGTGGGGCCCGGTGCGTCTGTGGCTCGACGCGGTGGCCAATGTGATGCGCGCGGTGTTCGCCGGCAGCAACTTCTACACGGCCATGGCCACGATGTACAAGGACTTGAGCGTGTTCTGTACCGGCACGTTCACCATGTACGAGGACTTCCACGACGTGATCCGTTGCCACAATTGGGCGCTCGGCGAGTACTACCTTGCCAACGGCCCGCGTGGCGACGTGGATGTGGCGTATCGCGAGTTCGTGCAGACAGCGCCGCAGATCGCGCGCGAGTTCGGCAAGGAGAATTGCTCGCCTCAAGTGCGCTCGGCCGTGGAAACCGCAGGCGCGCAGCTTACGCGCGAAATCATCCTCGGGCACGCCATCGAGCCGAACGACGACGTGTCGCCGGGCGCGCCAGGGATTGACGGTATGCCGTGGCGCGAGGGCTTTTGGGAGCTAGGCAGTGGCCAAAACCTTATGCTGCGTCTATCCGGCTTTCACGAAAAGCCCTTCATGGCTGCTCGCTGGGATGTGGTGGGCAATGACGCCTATGGCAATGGCCCTGGCATGGATGCCTTGGGCGACATCAAGCAACTGCAAGTCGAGCAAAAGCGCAAGGCTCAGCTCATCGGCAAGCTGGTCAACCCCCCTCTCGTCGCGGACCCTGCGCTCAAGAACGAACCGGCCAGCGTGATCGAGGGCGGCGTGACGTACGCGAACTACGGGCAGAACGGCAAGCCGTCCTTTGCGCCGGCGTACGAGGTCAACCCGCAAGGCTTGCCCGCGATCACGCAGGACGTGGAAGAGGTCAAGGGGCGTGTAAAGAACGCGTTCTTTTACGACCTGTTCCTCATGATCTCGCAGCTCGACACGGTGCGTACCGCGACCGAGATCGACGCGCGCAAAGAGGAAAAGCTGATCCAGTTGGGCCCGGTGCTTGAGCGATTCGAGAACGAGGTGCTTGATCCCGCGATCAACCGGTGCTTTCAGATCATGCTGCGCGCCGGGATGCTGCCGCCGATCCCGAAGGAACTCAAGGGCAAGCACATTCAACCCGAATACGTGTCGATGCTGGCGCAGGCGCAGCGTGCGGCGATGACCACCGGTATCGAGCGCTTGGCAGCGTTTGCCGGGAATGTGAGCGCGGTCAATCCGGGCGTGCTCGACAACATCGATTTCGACGAGATGATCGACGAATACGCCGATATGCTGGGCTTGCCGGCCAAGATCATCGTTCCGTTTGCCAAGGTGCTGCAAATCCGCGCTCAGCGTGCTCAGCAGCAGAAGCAGGCCGCGATGCTGCAAATGACGCAGGCGGCTGTGGAAGGCGCGCAGACCATGAGCCAGACGGACGTGGGAGGCGGGCAGAACGCGCTGCAAGCGATGCTCGGCAACGGTGGAGCGCAGCAAGGAGCGACGCAATGACGATCGACGTTCCCCGCATCCTCGACGCACCGACAACGGTCGAAGCCAAGTATGTGCGCATGTCGTACGACGCCGAGCAATTCGGCGTGGCCATCAAGGGCGCGCGCTACGTCGTGCCGCTGCCGCGTGGATACAGCGAGCATTCGCAGATCGTGGACTTCTTGGGCGCGGTGCTGATCTCGCACCCGGGCCTGCCCACGCTGCTGCTAGACGGTGAGAACGGGCGCGCGGTCGAGGTCGACTTTGCGCGCATTCAGCAAGAGGCGAGAGCCACACACGGGAGAGCGTCTTGAAAGATTACGTTGTTCATCTGCGGTTGGGCTCTGCGGCGGGCGACCCGCAACTCGTTGCCCACGTCAAAGCCGAGAGCGCAGAAATGGATTCGAGCAACATCCTCCATTTCTTCGACGACCAGGGCGAGTGCGTTGGCATGTTCACCACTTGGCTGTTCTGGACGATCAAAGAGGACGCGGCGCAATGAGCTACGTCATTGAGCGCACCGACGACGGCGTGCCGGTCTACTTCTCGCTCAAGGTAGCTCGCGATTACGCGTCGCCCACGGGCGGTTGGTCGCAGGACATGCGCAAGGCGTTGCAGTTTGGGCGCGTGTGCGACACCGAAGCGTTCGCAAACGCGTATCTCAAGGACATGGCGCCGTGGTGTAGCGCGGTGCCGGCAAAGGAGCAGGAAGCGTGAAGGTTTCAAAGCCGGGTTCGATCATCTACACGGACAAGCCTTTTGCAGTTGCGCCGTCGGCGTTACCCAAGGTAGCCATCTGCCTTCCCACGTTCGACCACGTGCACACGGGATTTGCCATGTCGCTCGCGGCGATGTGCACTGTGGCCTGCGCGCGGCTCACGCTCATCAACCATCGTTCCTCGCTGATCCACAAGTCGCGCGACGAACTGGTGGCGGAAGCGCTCAAGACGGACCCGGATTACCTGCTGTTCCTCGACAGCGATCTCAAGTTCCCGGCCTGGACGCTGGCGCGCCTGCTCTCGCACGAATGCAATATCGTCGGCGCGAGTTACATCCGGCGCACACCGCCGCACGAACTGCTCGTCAAGCCCTTGCCCGGGCAAGAGCGGCAGGTGGTGAAGTCCGGCTTGCACGAGGTGTCTTTGCTGCCTACCGGCTGCCTGCTGGTGAAGGCTGAGGTGTTTAAGTACAAGAGCCGCCCGTACTTTCGCTCGCCATCGTTTGGCATCAACGAAGCGACGCCTGACTACCTGCGCGACTACCTGCCGAGCGACATGCGGCCGGTGACCGTCGGCGAAGACACGTATTTCTGCGCGGCGGCGCGCGCGGCCGGTTTCAAGTTGTTCCTCGACGTGGACCTGACGGCAGATATCGGGCACATCGGCGAGCAGGTGTTTCAAGTGGTGACGCACACAACCGAGGAAGCCGCCATCGCGGCGCCAGCCAATGAAGCAAACGCAATCTGACGCTGTGGAGTTTGACGACGAGCCGGTCGACTTGGGCGATCAGGCTCAGGTCAACGCGCGCAACAAGAAGGTGGCGCAGCGTCAGCGCGAGCTGGGTCAGGTGTACGTGCAGATCATGAGCACGAAGCAAGGCCGGGCGTGGATGCACCACATCATCTACAACGAGTGCCACTACGACACGAAACAGTTCACGGGAAACTCAGGCACGTTCTACAACAACGGCGCGCTTGAGGTTGGGCAACGGATCGTGCGCGAACTCAAAACGCTCTGCTTCGAAAGCTGGGCGCTGATGGAGCGCGAGGCAATGGAGAAGGCAAGTGCTAATTAAGCGACTCTTGCACCGCTGGGTGCTCATGGAAGAAGCGGGAGGCGGGGATGGCGGTGGATCCGGTGGCGCTGCATCTGGAGCAACTGGCGTGGATGGAGCAGCAGCTTCTGGCGCCGCTGCCGGAACCGCTGGTGTTTCAGGGGCTGCCGTGGATACGGCGGCGAGTGCGCAGGGTAGCCAAGCGGCCGGTGCGCAAGGGGCTAGTGCCTCGCCGCTCGAAGCTCCGCCGGCGCTAACCGACGAGCCCAAGCCCGCTGACAAGCCTGCCGAGCCAGACAAGCCCATCGAGTACACGGACTTCACGTTCGAAGAGGGCGTCGAGGTCAGTGCTGAGCAAATGGCCGCATTCAAGGAAGCGGCGGCCGGCGCCAAGCTCTCGCAAGAGCAGGCGCAAGCCTTTGTCGACATGCACCAGAAGGCCATCACGGAGGCTGCAACCAAGCCTTACGAGATGTGGCGCGACACGCAAAAGGCATGGCAAGACACGATCAAGGCGGACCCGGAGTTCGGGGGCGCCAAGTTGGAAACGGAGACGCTGCCCGCGATCGCTCGCGCGATCAAGGCCTTCTCCCCGACGCCGGAGGCTGAAAAGGCTCTGCGTCAGGCGTTCAGCTTTACGGGCGCCGGCAACAATCCCGAGGTGATCCGATTCATCGCGCGCGTCGGGAAAACGCTGAAAGAAGGCACGCACGTAGCCGGCTCACCGACGAGCGGCGATGGCGGCAAATCCGCAGCGCAAAAGCTCTACCCAAGCGCGGGCTCTGCCAACGGGCAAGCCCAATCCTAAATCCAGTCGATCGAGCGAACACGGGCACACCCCACACACGGCCTAATCCGAGACGACACGAGAGACGGAGGGAATCCATAGCGAATTGAAGATAGGAATCAACCATCATGGCAACGCTACCCAGCACTGCGCTTACCTATGCCGATTGGGCTAAGCGCGTCGAAGACGATGGCCGAATCGCGACCGTCGTCGAACTGCTCTCGCAGACCAACGAAATCATGGACGACATGCTCGTCCTTGAGGCCAACGGCGCCACCTCCCACAAGACCACCGTCCGCACGGGCATTCCGCAAGCCACGTGGCGTTTGCTCAACTACGGCGTGCCCAACGCCAAGAGCACGACCGCGCAGATCGTCGACGCGATCGGCAACATGGAATCGTATTCCGTGATCGACAAGGACATTGCCGATCTGAACGGCAATACGGCCGAGTTCCGCCTCTCGGAAGACCAGCCTTTCATGGAAGGCATGAGCCAGCAAATGGCGCAGACGGTTTTCTACGGCAACACGACCGTCAATCCCGAGCGCTTCATGGGCATCAGCCCGCGCTACAACACCGTGTCCACGACCAACGCGCAAACGGCGAACAACGTCATCGACTGCGGCGGCACGGGCTCGACCAACACATCGATGTGGCTCGTCGTGTGGGGGCCGAACACGATGCACGGCATCTTCCCGAAGGGAAAGATCAGCGGCTTGCAGCACAAGGACATGGGCGAGTGGCCGGTGTCGGATGCCAACGGCAACACGTATCAGGCCTACCGCACCCACTTCAAGTGGGAACTCGGCATGACCGTGCGTGATTGGCGCTATGCGGTTCGCCTTTGCAACATCGACGTGACGCTGCTATCCGGCGGCTCGGCGGCCAACCTCATCAACGCGCTCATTCGCGCCGTGCACCGCATCCCGACGATGCCTTCGTCTGCATCGACCGAGCAGCGCACAGACGCGCCCGGGGGCGGCCAAGTGTCGATGGGCCGCTGCGCGATCTACTGCAACCGCACGATCCGCACGTATCTCGACATCCAAGCGCTGAACAAGACGAACGTCCTGCTTCGTTTCGAAGAATGGGACGGCAAGCCGATTACCACGTTCCGTGGCATCCCGATCCGCACGGTCGACCAACTCGTGTCGACCGAAGCGCGCGTGGTTTAAGCGGCCCCTCTCTTTCGAAAAGGAACGAATCATGATTCTCGATGGAAACCTCCTGCTCGATACCGGCGCCGCGATCACGTCGACGACCGTATCGACCAACGTCATTGACCTGGGTGTCGCTCGCGACATGGGTATTGGCGATGACGACCAAATCACGCCCAAGGTCATGTGCCTGGTGCAAACGGCGTTCAGCACGACGAACTCCGCGACGCTGCAAGTGAGCGTGCAGGGCTCGACCGATAACAGCGCATGGGATACCTACGTGTCCTCGCCTGCGTACGCGGCGGCTGTGCTCGTGCAGGGCGCGCGGCTGCTCGACATCGATATGCCGCGGCCGGCGGCCGGCGATGCCCTTCCGCGCTACCTGCGCCTGTCGTACACGGTGGGAACGGGCGTGTTCAGCGCGGGCAACGTGACCGCCGCGATTGTCCTGGGCCGGCCCGATCAGATCGTCAGCGCTGCTGGCTATCAGTCGGGCTATCCGAGCGGCTTCACGGTGAACAACTAAACGGCGTATGGGGCGCGTCGTTTAGCGCCCCTTCTTCGCACCTGAGATTTGGAGAAAGGACATGGCAGAAGCCACCAACACCCGCAAGGAAATGCCCCGGTATCGCCTGACCGAGAAGGCGTATCTGAATGACCGTCTGTATGACCCGGAAGAGATGCCACTCGATCAGATGGCCGAGCCGGACGACACTGGAACCCTGCCGCGCAAGCCGTTGATCGTCGGTTTCGCGGGCATCCCGGCGTACTACATGGAGCCGGTGAACGATGCGGCCAAGGCGGCGATCGCCAAGCACCCGGAGCGCATGCGATTTAGCAATCCGATCGACGAGCTCGTCATCGTCGGCGATCAGCCGGCCAAGGCGTAAGGGGCTGACGTGGAAGATAGACGCCAGCAGTTTCCGGTCAACGCGCCGGGCATCGCCATTTCTGTTACGAACGTCGCGAGCGCGGCTGTCGCTCTTCCTGTCGGCAACAACATCCGCATCGTCAGCAAGGAAGGCAGCAGCGACGCGTTCGTGGCGGTCAGCACATCCAACACGGTAGCGGCGACGGTGCCGGGTGCGAGCGCGGCGAGGACGTGCAATGCGATCCTCGGCGGCGAGGATTCGAACTTCTCGCTACCCGACTCGCAGCACGTGTGCTACATCAGCGCGATCACGGCGAGCGGTACCGCGACGCTGTGGGTGTACGTCGGGGAGGGCCAGTAAATGAGAAAGGCTCTCTTGGCCCTGCTGCTGTGCGCCGGCATGGCGCACGCGGAGCTTCGTGGCGTCGCGAGCGGAGGCGGGGGCAGCAGCTATAACCCAGCGGCGGTCGCGATCACGGGCGGCACGATCGACGGCACCGCCATCGGCAATACGACGCCAAGCTCCGGCAAGTTCACCACGCTCTCGGCGAGTGGCGCGGTAAGCGGCACGGGCTTCTCGACGTACCTTGCGTCTCCACCCGCGATTGGTGGCACCGCACCGGCCGCCGGCAAGTTCACGACCGTCACGAATACGGGGCTCACGCCGAACAGCTTTACGTATCCGAGCACCGGCGGCCTGATGGCCTCGACCGCTGCCGCGACGAATGGCCAACTGCTGATCGGCTCGACTGGCTCGGCGCCGGTTGCCGCGACGCTCACGGGTACAGCAAATCAGATCACCTTCACGAACGGCGCCGGCTCGATCACCGCGTCGATCCCATCGGCGTTCGCTATTCCCGGCACCGTGTCGAGCCTCAACGGCTTTTCCACCGCCGGCAACGGCGTTCCGGTTCTCGTTGCCAAATACGACGCCACGGCGCAACAGGCCAATATTTCGACGTCGACCGTTCTGTATTCGGTTCCGAGCAGCGGGGCCGGCGTGTATCGGATTTATGCGTACGTGGTGGTCACGCAAGCGGCGACGACCTCCTCCACATCGCCAAACGTCGAATGCTTATTTACCGACAGCGATACCAGCGTCACGGAAACGATGTTCCTCGGCAACACGAGCACCGCCAATACGGTCGGCACCAGTACGCAAAGCGGCGGAACGATGAACGCAAAGGCCTCCACGAACATCACGTGCGGCACGTCAGGCTATGGATCGTCAGGGGCCACGCCGATGCAGTTTGCAGTTCACCTTCGGCTGACTTACGCCAACTAAAGGATTCCTACAGCCATGACCAAGATAAAGCACCTCCTGGTTGCGCTCCTGCTGCTCGCGTCCACCGTTGCGCACGCTCAGCTTCGCGTTTCTCCGAACGTCGGATGGCTCATCGACCCGAATGGGTTGGTGGTCGGATATGTCGATCAGAACAACGTCGAGCGCGATCTCGGCGGCAATCCGATTCCACCTGAGACTACGCCCCCGCCGACGCTTGGAAGCCAAGGCCCGCAAGGCATACAGGGCCCCGCTGGCCCCGCTGGCCCCGCCGGCGCGGCCGGGGCTGGCATCAACTACCGAGGCGCCTACAGTTCGTCAGCCACTTACCAGATAGACGACTACGTCACATACAACGGCTCCGGGTACGTCTGTAACGTTGCGAATACAACAAACGTCCTGCCGACGAATACCACCAATTGGGGCTTGCTCGTCTTGCAGGGCGCAACGGGTGCGACTGGTCCGCAAGGCCCGCAAGGCCCGACCGGCCCGCAGGGACCGGCTGGCTCTAGCTCCGGTAAAGCGATCGCCCAGGACGGGGCGGTCCATTCGGTTACGGGCACGACGACGCCGACCGCCCTTGTCACGATCCCGGTCGCGGGTAACACGCTGACGACGAACGGCGCGCTGCAAATCGACGTTCAGTTCTCGATGACGAACGACGCGAACAATAAGACCGTCGCGGTGACGTTTGGCGGCCAAACGGTAATCAGCACGACCAACACGACGGCCGCCGGGGTTCATCTGGTGCTGCGCATCGCCAATCGAAACGTCACGAATCAGCAGGTCGTGTGGCCCTCGCCGCTCGTAACCGGGACCACAACGTCTGCGCCGACCGTGCTCACGGTCGATACGACCGTCGCGCAAAACCTCGTGTTCGTTGCGACGCTCGGAAATACCGCCGACACCATTTCGGTGGAGAGCTATTCCGTGCAGGTGGTGAACCAATGAAACTCGGCATGCACGCGGGGCAAGACAGCTCCATCTCTCAGTACGTGTCCTTCGACAATTGGCTCGGCGGCAAGCAGATTTGCGTCTCGCGCAACGTGTTCGCGGCTTACGACACGTGGGCGCATATCGCTGCGCCCTACATGCTGACCGGCGGCGCCACGATGCAGTGGCTGAACAAGGGCGCGCAGTACCAGGAAGTCATCGGTATCGGGGTGTGTCCGGGAAGCGGCGGCTCGTCGGGCGTCACGCTCGCCCAAGTGGCGGCCGGCGCCGGCGACACGTACTGGACGCAGCTCGGGCAGAACATCAACAAGTACTGCGGCACGAAGCAAAACCAGGTCGTCCTGCGTCTCGGCTGGGAGATGAACGGCGATTGGTATCAGTGGGGCTACGGGTCCGGTAATTCGTCGTGGAATAGCGTCTCGGATTTCAAAGCCGCGTGGCAGCGCATCGTCCCCAAGGTTCGCGCGAATGCCCCGGGCGTCAAATTCGAATGGTGTCCGTCGTCCGGTCGCGTCGCCTCGTCCACCGGCCTGAGCGGAGGCTATCCCGGCAATTCGTACGTCGACATCATCGGCTTGGATGTCTATGACCAATACGACACGGGCGGATGGCAGAACATCCTGAACGGGGGCAACGGCGTTTCGATCGGGCTCGCCACACTTCGCTCCTTTGCAAAATCGAACGGCAAGCCGGAGGCCTACACCGAGTGGGGG